AATTCAATACCCAAAGGTAGTTTGTTTCGAAATACGCCCGACAAACCAAACAAATCTTTTTTGTAACTCGTTGAGAATGAGGGGAAAAATTTTACACGAAAAAAACTATTAGGTTAAAATAAATCATTTTTATAACTTTGTGGCTCACAATGCGGGTCAGAGCGCATTCACGATTTTCCTTCCCAAAGGCATAAACCTCGGTATAAGCAACTCTGACTGCTTGTATCGGGGTTTTTTATTAAAGAGCATGCAAACATTAAGACCCTACCAAACCCAAGCGATTTCTATGCTTCGCACCTCAATTGCGAAGCATACAAAGTCCATTCTATGTGTTCCAACTGGTGGAGGCAAAACCACTATTGTATCAAGCATGATACAGAGCGCAATAAGTAAGCAGAAACGAATCCTATTTCTTGCGCACAGGTCAGAACTATTACAACAGGCAACCGAACGGCTTCAATCGTTTGGGTTACATCCCGGACTTATACAAGGCAATAATACCCGAACGCACCCATGCCTTAACGTAGCAAGTGTGCAGACCTTGCGGAATCGGTTAAATATAATTCAACCGCCCGATATAATCTTTATTGACGAATGTCACCTCAGTATGGCAAATAGTTACCGTAAAATATTGGCTCACTTCCCAAATGCTTATGTCGTAGGTATGACAGCAACACCCACCCGACTGGATGGTAAGCCATTGGGTGATGTCTATAATGATATTGTCGCACCTATAAAGGTTTCCGAACTAACCGACAACGGGTTTTTATGTCGTGTTAGGAAGTTTGGTTCAAAAGAACATATCGACCTCGAAGGCGTTGAAACTACCCAAGGGGATTTTAATCCGAAGCAGTTATTTCAGAAATTTAACGAAAAAAATCTTTATCATGGCGTGGTAAATAATTACCTGCAATTTGCCAAAGATAGACCATTCATTTGCTTCTGCGTGAATGTCGAACATAGCCAAAAGACAGCACAAGAATTTCAAAGCAATGGCATAAACTGCAAGCACCTCGATGGCGAATCAAAGCAAAGTGAACGTGATATAACTATTGCCCAATTTCGTGCAGGTATCATTCAGGGTATAACAAATGTCGGTTTGTTCACCGAAGGATTTGACGTGCCACACGTTTCATGCGTTATTTTAAATAGGGCAACCCAATCCCTTGCGCTTTATCTGCAAATGATTGGACGTGGTCTGCGTCCATACAAAGACAAATCTGATTGCATTATAATTGACCACGGTGACAACGTGCTGAGGCATGGATGGTACGACCATGAACACGAATGGTCACTTACAATTAAAAAGAAAAAATCGGATAAAAAACAGGCTATGTCGGTTAGGTTGTGTACAGGCTGTCAAGCAATGATGCCCGTAAATTTGCGAACCTGTCCTGAATGCGGTGCACAAAAAATAAAGAAGGATAAGGATTTAGTTCACACGGAATTTGCCGAACTTGCGAAGCCAAAAGTGCCTGAACATTTACGAAAGCCATTTAGTCAAATGTCGAGGCAAGAACTTGAGGAGTTTGCAGATTTTAAAAAATATAAGAAGGGATGGGTTTATAAACAATTACAATTGCGCACAAAATGAACATAAGTATTTACAAAAACATATCCGACACCAAGAGTCAGGACACAACATTACTTGACCAATTCTTACAAGATGTTAAGAATGGCAAGTGGCAAACCCAAGTTGAAAGGGTGCGACAAACGCAAGACCCTGAGCAAAAGAAATCCGTTCCACTTGTAACCGTTTCAGGGCAGTTTAAAGAACGCAATGCATCTGGCATTATTTCCCATAGTGGATTTATCTGCATTGATATTGATGGCATAGAGCCTGCACAAATGGTAGATGTTGCCAATAAATTATGGACTGACCCATACACATACGCCTGCTTTAAAAGTATTCGTGGTAATGGCTTAGCCGTTGTTGTTCGCATCGACCCAGCACGCCATCTTGATGCATTCGAAGGATTAGAGCGGTATTATGCTCAGCAGTATCAAATAAGTATAGACAGGTCATGCAAGGATGTTTCACGAACCCGATTTGTTTCCTACGACCCATCCCTGTACCTCAATAGCCGTAGTCAAATATTTAAGAAATACATCCCCAAAAAGGAAACACCCAAAACGGAAAATTATCCGAACGCACTTGCAACGTCTGACTTTCACCACATACTTGACCAAATAAGTACGAATAAAATTGATATAACACAAGGGCAGTATTATATCTGGCTTCGTGTTGGTTTTGCAATTGCCGATTATTTCGACGAAAGCGGACGCAGTTACTTTCATACCATTAGCCAAAATTCGGAAAAATACGACCCGAAAGTATGCGATAAACAATACACCGCATGCCTCAAATCTCGTGGGCAAGGTATTCAATTAGGCACGTTTATACATTGGTGTAAAGAGGCTGGAATCAATACCACCAGCACCAAAACAAAACGCACACTTCAAGCCGTTTACCATGCTAAAAAACAAGGCAGAACAAAAGAAAGCGTGGTTGATTTGCTTACCAAATTGGATGGCATGGATGCAACCGAAGCAACCGATTTAGTTAATCGTGCATTCAATAACGCCACACCTATAAATGATAAGAATTTCTCACCCGTTGATACCATCGAAATATTTGTAAATTCCAATTACAAACTACTTCGAAACCTCATTACAAATAGACTTGAAAACAATGGCGAAATCTTTACACAGATTGATGAAAATACCATGTACATAAACCTCAAAAAAATTGAGCCAAAAGTATCTCAGGAACTTTTATCAACATACATCCGAAGTAACGAAATACCATCATATCACCCACTGCAAGACTTTATAGGTAAATATGAACACAGGCAACCAGTAGGCGTAATTAAATCCATTGCCGAAACAATACACGGCTATAATGGATATTTACCCGATGGTGAAATAATGCATGATTATGTTGAGGTGTTTTTAACTAAATTCTATCTCGGACTCATAGCAGGCGCATTAGGTGACGAAACACCACCAATCATTCCCGTAATTTATGGTGAAAAAATTGGAACGGGTAAGACCCAATTCTGGAAACGATTATTGCCCGATGAACTTAGTAATTACTTTGCTATTTCTGACCTGTCACGAGGGCAAGACGATGATATATTACTATCAATGAAGTGGATGGTATGCGATGATGAATGGGCAGGTAAGATGGCAAATAATACCAAGTACATGAAGTCAAAATCTGGGCAGACATCAAGCACAATAAGGCGTGCTTATGCTCGTGACCATGAAGATATAAAACGCCTTGCCATGCTTTGTGGTACTTCGAATGATTCAGATATAATTGCCGATAGTAGCAACAGACGTATTATTCCAATCAATGCCACACATATTGATTTAGAGAAATATTATAAGATTGACAAAATTGATGCCCTCATTGAAGCATACCACCTTTACACAAGTGCAGGGGATTCACCATTTCTTACGGCTTACGAAAATGATATGTTGCAACGCATTTCATCGCTTAACACCGCACCCGATGTAAATGAGGAGTTATTACTAACATTTTTTGAATGCTGTGAACCCGATGATACCTGCGCCGTTTTCAAGACTGCGACCGATGTAGCAAGTTTTATTCAGAGCAAAACCCAACTGCGCATATCTGTTACGGCAATCGGCAGAGCATTAGCAAAGAATGGATTTTTAAAGGTTTCTGAACGCAAAAACGGTGCGCCTCGATACGCATACGTTGTCAAACCGATTCGGCAAGAATAGACTCAACAAAGTCAATTACACACTGGGCGGAACGGGCAACGTAAATTTTTACACCCTGTTCTGCCCATTTTTTATGCAGTTCAACTTGTGGCTTGCTCAAATTCCCCTTTTCCGTTTTAACCTCGATGTAATGCGTTTTACCCGCCCAGATGAATACAAGGTCGGGAACGCCTGCGATAACGCCCTGAGCCTTAAATTTAGCCCCTTCACGGGCATTTGAAAACATGCCGTTGGGAACGTGGAAAAGGCACAATCTGGTTTGTGGCATTTTGTTCCAGATGTGCATTATTGCCTCTTGTTGTATCGCTGACTCTGATTTTTCCATGAATTATTTTTAAAGTTACTACAAATGGGTATTGATTATTAGCACTTTACCGTTTTGTAGTAGGTAGTACCTCAAAATTGCAACTTTTCCTTGAATGCAAAAAATAAAAAAAATAAAAAAAAATTTCTCAGGGGAAAGTTAAAACACGTTTTTTACCTACTACTTACTACAAATAGCCTATAATAATAATATATTATATTAATTATTATATTAATATAATATATTAGAGGCAGTTACAAAAAGTATTTCAATTTTCGAATGTAGTAACTTTGTGTAGTAACTTTGTAGTAACTTTTTTCTACCTACTACATTCGATATTCGTATGAAATAATAAAATAGTGTTAGTTATTCGGTTTTATTTCGTAAATTTGAGGCATGGCAAAAGTCACAAAAGTAAAGCCAAAAGAGGGCAGACCTACCGATTACAACCCCGAAATTGCTAATCGAATATGCGAACTCATATCAATGAGCGAAAAAGGCATACATAAACTTTATGCCGAGAATCAAGATTGGATGCCAGTACCTTCAACCATCATGTTGTGGCTCACCAAGCACCCTGCGTTTTCGGAACAATACACGCTGGCGAAGCGGTTGCAGATGGATTTAATGGGCGAAAAGATAATTGATATTGTCGATGATTCGAGCGGTGATGTGCTAATTACCGAAAGGGGCAACATCGCTGAGAATCGAGAATTTACGAGCCGTTCTAAACTCCGAGCCGAAACGAGAATGTGGCTGATGGAGCGATTGTCACCCAAGGTTTACGGCAAACAAACCGAAAAGGAATCGGACAAACAAATTGAACAATACCAACCGCCCAACATAACCGTGAACATATCGCAGGAAGCAATCGACAAACTTAAAAAATGACCGAAGCCGAAAAAGACATAATTGATTCCATGATTGAGCGCAAGGTGTCCGAACTTATGGAAATGTGCGATACGGTTCAAATAATTGTAACCAAGCACGACCCTGTAACCAATTCAACATTCTCACTATCGAAGGGTGCGGGCAACGTGTACGCTCGTGTCGCAAGTGCTGATGATTGGATTGCATCGAATCACTGATGACCGCCCTAAACGAAGCACAGCAACAAGCGTATTACCTACTACACCATACCGAAGCCAAAGAAGTGCACATGGTTACGGGTGTAGGCGTTGGTAAGACATTTATGTTGGGCATGGCTTCGCTTCCGTTCCTCTCCATCCCGAATGCACGTGTCCTAATTTGCGCACCAACCGTGCCCATGATGAAGACAGCCACACTGCCCGGCATTGAATCGGCATGGTCGCAGATGGGATTGCGTCCTGATGTTGATTATGTCATAAACAAGCAAATGAAAGGCGTTAAACCATACAGCCGAATTGGCTCAGAGAACGTCATTACGTTCAGGTGGGGTAGTTATGGCGTACTAACCAGTTTGGACAATTACAACACCGTAAACGGCTCAGAGTGGGATGCTATCGTATGCGATGAAACACGTGACATTCGCAACTTTGAATTTGCATTGGGTAGGTTGCGTGCAAGGCTCAGAGGGCAGACGTTTAAAAAGTTGGGATTGACACACAAAATCCTAACCGCCACCACTCCACCTGACAACGTCAAGTATTACCTCGAATTAAAGGAAGCAAGCCAAACCGAATCGAATCGCATTGCCATTGTTCAGGCAGAAAGTTACGTAAACAAGCACAACCTACCCGATGGCTACATTGAGCAGTTAGAGGCGACCTTAGACCCGCAGACATTCAAGCGTGAAGTCTTGGCACATCTCATAACGGCACAGAGTTCAATCTATGCCTATGCCTTCACACGTAAGGTTCATGTAGGCGATTTTACCGAGTTTGCGAACCTGCCTGTGTACGTTAGTATTGACTTCAACGTGTCACCTATGACGTGCGTTTATAGCCAGCACACGCCCGACCGTAAGACGATCCGCATCATAGGCGAAGAGCGATTAATCAATTCGGACGTTTCCGAGTTGTGCCAGCGCATATCTACACGTTACCCGAACCACCACCGCCTAATCTTCACAGGCGATGCCAGCGGAAGGAATCGCACCGCACATCAAAAGGGTATGACGAATTGGAAACTGATTAAGGGTTATCTGAAATTATCCGATGGGCAGATACGATTATTGTCAGCCAATCCACATAGCACCGATTACATTGTACTGCTCAATTCGATTCTATCCAAGCATGGCGACATTCAAATAAGCAACAAGTGTAAATACCTCATTCAGGACTTAGAACTCGTACAGCGTGGCGATGGTGCCGAAAAGAAGCCACCCGATAATTTGACGGGTCACTTATTCGATTGCCTCGAATATTACTTGTGGACATTTCACAGGCAGTTTTTGGATAGATTCGCAAAAATGGGTAAGTTTGCTGACGTGTAACTAAATTAATTCAATCATGATAACCTCCAACATCTACACATCCACTGACGGCACAAATTGGTCAATGATTACCGATTGGCTCAACGTACCTGCCGAACGAGTTATCCCTGCCGACCTTGCCGTGAATCGGGCATCAATGGGATTGACAGGCAACAGGCTTGTTAAGGCATTCGAGGAAATCGAAGCCGACTTAAATACGGGTAGCATTATAAATGCCTACTCGAAATTCGACCAACTCAAGAAGCGAGTTGCCGATATCCCAGACGAAGCGTTACTGATGGATATAGCGTGCGTATTCGCATTGCTTCCAGATGAAGACCCGCACGTGTACAAACCAAGTCTAAACGCTCAGAAGATTAAAATATGGCAAGAGGATATAGATTGTCGGTTTTTTTTTATCATCAAAGCAGTACATTATATCATTCAATTGTCGGACATCTCAGACGCTGTTATCCGTATGCATATCCTACAAAGGGCTTTGACGGAATCGAGCGACAACCCAAACAATATCTTTCCCTTAGCCGAAACTGGGCTGATGAATACATGAACGAATTGAGGTCAATTAATTGGATGCACGCACAGATAACGAAAGGTGTGATTAGCGAAACCGACCTGTTACTCAAGAAGGGCATTGACGAGTACGGTGCGATTTTGGATACTTACCGATATGACATACATTTAAAGCATCAATCAACGCAAGCGAAATAGATAATTTCGTATATTTGCACATCGCTACCCAAGCGAATAGGCTCTGAGCCATACAATCGGTTAAACCAAGTAAATCATGGCTCAGAATATAGTATTTAAGATTTCCGCCGACACGTCAAATTTTGACGCAGGCATGAAGAAGACAGGCAAGGCAGTTGATGATGTCGATGAAAAAATAAAAGGCACGAAAAAAGAAGTAGGGGCATTTGGAAGCGCACTTGGCAAGATTGGCGGGTTGGTGGCGGGGGCATTCGCTGTTGAAAAGATTATCCAATTTGGGAAAGAGGCTTTTAAAGCGGCTGCTCAAATGGAGGAAATTATTATCCGACTCGAAGGTATTCATCAAAGCAAACAAGGGGCAGAAAAGGCATTTGAATCTCTTTCTAAATATGCACACGATTTAGGGCTTGAAATAAACTCTCTTACGGAAAATTATATTCAATTCGTAGCAGGTGCAAAGGCATCGGGTATGGAAGTAGGTAAAGCCGAAAAGATATTCAAATCCATGACCATTGCAATCAAAGGTAGTGGG